TCCTGAGGCCATGAAAGAAAACCCGGAACGCCTGTTCTTAAGGTAACACATCCCATAGGATCGTGGATCTGCCTTACAAGCTTCCCAGAAAATAAAGAATAATCTATTTGACTCCCTGAAGTCTGGAGCCCCGACGTCAATCTTAGACCACTGCAAGTACATGTAATGAGTACCACTAATGTAAGTAGGAACGCCTTTGTTATAAAACCAAAAACCTTCCTCCCTACGGGTGAACTCATTATCGATGTAATCATACCATTTTTCTTTAAAATCCTGTGGATATTGTTTAAAATCAAATACTGTTTTTATCTTACTTAAAACTTTAGGATATTCAGTTTTATTCCATTTATTGTTTTCAAACTTATGAACATTCTTTGCTTTTGGTAAAGCTATTTTAAGATTTTGTATTTCATATATTTCACCTATAGTACCGTCTTTACTAATAACAACCATATCGTGTTGATCGTTATAACCATACTCCCACTTTTTATTTTTGTTATATTTTTTAAGCGTTCTGCAAAACCTTTAAAGTTTGATTTTTTCTTTTCTTCAACTTTAGGTTTATCTTCTAACATATTTTTTTCTTCTTCAATACGATTAAGTATTTCAAACGCATCGAATATAGCAAGTTTTTTTGTAGCTGCAGCATTTTTAAGTCTGTCTGCGGAAATATCAGGTCCATAATCTATTATAGGCTCTTTAGCGACTTTAATTAATTCTTTGACCGCTACTTGCCCAGCTTGGATTATATTTTTCTTCGTTTCCTTTGTGCTCATATTTAATTACAATATCATTTGATTTCATACAATATAAACGTTCTTTATCAACTAAAAACTCCCACTCACTGTTTGGAGTATATCCAACCTTGTCTCCCTCGTTAATTTCTAGCGCTTCTAATGAACTATTACCATATTTTAATATACCTATAAGCTTTTGTTCTTTATCTAATGTTTTAGATTCTAAATCTTTTATAGGTTGAATAAAACAACGATCACCAAAACTGTGCCAACCTGTTTTGTTTTTATATAAATATATTTGGTCTAAACTACAAAAATATAGATCTTCTTTAAAAAAAGATCTACTTTTCTTTTTTTCACCACGCATATCATAAAAAACTCTAAAAACGTTTTGATGCACAATAATGGTATCGCCTTTTTTTATTTTTGTTTTAAAAGCTATTGGAACATTTACTACTAAAGCTAATCTATTTACAAATTTCCATGACTCAATTTTAGTGTTAACAACTAAACTTTTATCACCAACTTGTACTTCATTTTTATATATATCACCTAATGGTTTTATAATAAAATCATATAAACTTCTCATTAATATTCTAAATCATACTCAACAGAAATAGCCATGTTAGAATTAAATTTTTTCCATGGCAAAACTTCGTTGTTCTTTTTTATATAGATATTGTACGAATTATCATTTGTTTCTAATAAAATATAGGCTATTTCATGACCACCGTAAACTTGTTGTCCAACAGCGTAATGCATAGCATCATTTTTATAATCAGAACCAATGCTTATTTTTCTAATATTACTTTGCATCTTTTTCTTCAACAACAGTATAAGAACCGTCTTTCAAATCAATGTTAATTGAACCATATTTTTCTTCAAGTTCTTTTTTTGTTTTTTCAATAGTTTCAGAAATTAATTTAACATTGTTTTCAACATTTCTTTGTTCTACTGCTAAAACACCAATTTTTCTTAAAAAAAGATTTAATTCATTTTGTTGGTTTTGTATTGTTTCTAATTCTTGCTCAGTAATTTTAGTTTCTTTTTTCTTTGTCATAATTTTTAATTTAATTTAATTTTAATCCTAAATATATAGTCACCTATATATTAATTATTTACATATAACTATATCAGCTTCTGTTATTGTGCTTAAACTAGTTATATAATCTACTGCAACTGGTAATATACTACCTGCTTGAACTTTAAATTCTATAGCTTGTGCAGCAACTGGTACACCATTATTTACTGCTGTAATCTCTCCTTTTGCATCTACAGATCCAGCTGCTCTACCAGCTTCTACAACTGTAATTATATCACCTACATTATAACCAGATCCTGCAGCCGCAATTGTTAAAGTTTGTATTACACCACCAGCTACTGTAATAACTAGTGTCAAACCTTGCGCCATATTATTGCTACAAGTAGTGGTTCTTGTACCGGCTGTATAGTTTGTACCACCTGAAGTAAGGCTTATTGTTTTAGCTGAAGCTAAGCTTGTTCCACTTGGTATAACATTTAAGCTTCCAGCTACGCCACACCAAACCACAGAACTATTTAAATATGTTCCTAATACACCTGTTTGGTTTTCAAAAACCCAGGCTGGTAACGCGTTTGGAGTACCCGTTTTACCTGTTGCGCGCATTGCTTTACCTACAATACTATCACTTATTGGAAATCTACCCATTTTTAATTGTTTTATTTTTGTTTAAATATATTACTCGCCTTTTCTGTTGTGCGTCCTCCGAAATAGGCTAAGACGACCGCCATCATAACCTTCTCGAAAGTATCGTTCCATAATTCATTTATATGAAACGGTATAGTTTCAACACTGTCTAAAATACCAGCTAATGAAAATATACATATACACCACACTAAAACCAGAGGGCGTACGTTTTTCGACATCCATGAATCAGACATTGAATCTGCCTGCCATCTTGATGTGATAGCTTCTATTTCTTTATTTTGTTGTTCAAATATTATTTGTTGTAATTTTACTTTATCTTCTGCAGGCGCATCAGATTTAGTTATTGCTTCTATTGCTTCTTTTGGTGAAGTTACACCTTGTAATACATTTCCTAATGTAGGATTTATTACAGACGCTGCACCAAACAATAATTGACCAACAGTTGTATCTTTGAATTTTTTACTCATGATTTTTTATATGCTTCTGCTTCCCAAGGTAAATTTTTAGCTCCTTCTTTCATTTTAGCTCTAGAATATTTTTTACCTTTCCAGTATACGTAATCATCGTCATAATCTAAATCTCCTCTACGCATTTGATCTATGTGTACTTCTTCATGTGCAATAACATTAGGTATTTCACACGGATCTAAATTTTGATTTATAATAATAGTTCCATTATTATTGGCTTTTCCCATTACACCTTCTTCCATGTCAACATGATAAACTGGAGTTTGATTAACCCTGTATGGAGGATTTGTTAATTTAAAAGCCATATTATTTTTTATAAGGAAACACTTTGTTTAGAGCGTCTCTACGTTTACCGCATCCGCAGCCACCGGGTATAGCATCAGCTAATTTTTTAATCCCGGTAGCCGTGGTGAAGTTTTCAATAGTATCCCCTAGTCCTCTAGGTTTCATACTTATGCGATTAAGCAAACAGTTACTTTTACTGAAGATGAAGGTGCAACAATTGCCATAACTCCACCTGGATTAGCTGTTAATGCTTTTTGGATGTCTTTTGTCCAATCAGCAGCAGCAGCTGTTACAGTTAATAAGTAAGTAGCTCCGCCTACGGTTTGAATAGCAACATTGTTTGCGTTTCCAACTCCCGCTAGAGTTCCTTGAGTTACAGAGACTATATCTCCGATTATAATATCACTCGCAGCACTTCCAATGTTTACATTTTCTTTTCTAATTTTAATGTACTTTGCCATAATGTTAAATGTTAAATGTTAATGTTAATGTTAATGTTTAGCCGAGTTTTATACAGCTCTCGTACTGTTTTATTTTTTACCTATACAGTGCTTTTCAGCAGCAGCGTTGTATTTTTTCTCAACAGCAGCTTTACGCTTTGGGTCTTTTTCTTTTTTAGGTCTTGGCGCTTCTCCTTCTTTCATTGTAGCCGCTGAGTTTCTAGGCTTACCTGATTTAAAATGAGTATCCATGAATCCTTCATCACCAAATTCTTTACCATCATGTTTTGATAATGGTGACATTGATGATTTAAAATGTTTTGAAATCCACGGTCTTCCTCCACTAGCGTCTCTTACTACTGGGTTATCGTGAAGTAAATTACTTCTTTCTTGTTTGTTTGACTCCATTGTTTTTTATTTTTGTCTGTTTATTGCAGCTTCTCTAGCGGCTGCTCTTTCTTTTTCTAATTCTGCTTTTGATTTTCTTGGTCCAGCGTCTGCTGCAAAATCTTCATCATAAAAATATGAATCTTTGTCTCTTCTATCATAATTTGTATCTGCGCCAGCTCTTAATTTTTTATTAGAACTACCTCCAGATTGTAAACTGTCTAAAGCCTGTGTAACACCACTTGGTTTTTTTGCTCCATAAGAATATTCTCTTGGACCTGAACCCATTTGAGAAAGATCTTCATGTGAAGGTGTATTTGTAGATCCACTACCTCTTGACAGCCTTACATCTCTCATAACTTTTTTAGCTTGTTCTCTAATATTAGCAAGTTTATAACTTTGAGCAGCTTTAGCAGCCATTTTTGCAGCTTTACCTACAGCGCCAACTATGTTTTTAGCTGGTGAACCATGGTGTTCTTTATCATACTTCATGTCTCCTGCTAATTTAGAAATATGCTTTTCATCAGCAGTCATTTTTTCATCGCTATGACCGTGATGTGCATCATAATCAATATCTCTTTTTAAATAATCGATATGAGCAGCGTCATCTCTTTCTGTCGCTTTATAGTTTTCTTTTGTCACTCTAGTGTGAGCATGATCTTTTGAAAACTTATAGTTTCCACTGTAATGGCCGTAATGACCTTTATGCATTGATTTTCCCATTTTAATTTGTTTATTTGTTACTGTTCACCTGGAGGTTTAATTCCCATTGATAAATATTGCTCAAGAGTATATTTTTTATCACCTTTATCTTTACCTTTAAAATCCTTATCTTTATATACTTGAGCCATGTTGTTAGAAATACTATCTTGTAAGTTTTGATATACACCAGCCATAGGTACATAATAAGAGTCAATATCTCCTCCGCCTCTATAACCACCTTGATGAGCAGGAGAACCCATGTTTATAAGAGAATCATCATGATCCCTTACTGTAGAGCCTTTTTGTTTTTTACCTTGGTTAGTTAGTTCTTTTAAACCACCCATTGGAGGTTTTTTTGGTGTAGATCTTGTAATAGTTACATCAGGATCAACATAACCAACAGCATCTGTTAGATCGTCATAATCCTTATCATACGTTGATCCATCTAACATAATAGAGTTAGCGTCTGTGTTAGAGCTTATAGCGTGATGCTCTTTATCTGATATGTTAGATCTTTTTGCAGCTTCTGATTTTAAATTTGATACAGGATTTTTACCTTGCATGTATTTAGAAAATGGTGAACTCATATTATTTATTTTTTAGAACAACCAAAGTTTTTAGCATAATTAGCCATTTTGACTACTGCTTCACTGTATTTATCTTTTTTAGCCATAACAGCGCTAGCTGCTTCACAAGTAGATTTACCAGGCATGTTTTTCTTTACCCACGCTGTAAATTTTCCTTTATTTTCTTCTTTTATTTCTGGAAATTTTTCCTGTAAAAAAGGACTATTGTATTGGTTATACATATTATTATTTTGTTTTATGCTCGCAGCATCTTAATGTTATAGGACCAGCAGCGTACATTACCGGGTCTTTTAAAACTTGTTTACCTGTTATACCAGAACTTGATCCACTTTCGTGTAATCTACCTGTTTGATCTAGTGGTCCGTCCCATATATGAGATTCACCTACTATACCAACTTTAGTTCCTGGCTTTAATTTTTCCATTGCTGGATCGTATTTTTTGTGTTGCATGGTTTATTTATTTTTATGTTCTTCTTCAATTGCTGCTAATCTTGCTCTAGCTTTTTCATAACCTGGATCTTCGTAAAATTCTCCTTCTTTTTCTTCATTTTCATACTGAGCTCTAATTGTTTCTATTTCTGCTTTTAAACTTTTTACTTCTTCATCAGCATGCTTCATCATTGGACTTAAATTACTACCAACTCCCATTAATTGAGCTCTCATGTCAGGTCTACCGTAAACACCCACAGCTGGACTTACAGGTTGTTGAGGTAAAGAAGGCATCTGAGGCATTTGTTGTGCTGCCATAGCATTAGCGTTAGTTAAAGCGTTTATGCTAGGATTCATACCCATAGATCCAAATAAAGCTCTATTAAAATTTGCTGGTGAAAGCATCTTGTTTGGATTACCTTTACCACCGTCTGCTTTACTAGCGTGAACTGCTTTTCTTTGTGCGTCGCTTGCGTATCCCATAATTATCTTGTTTTATCTTTGTTTAAATTATAAATTGCTTTAGTCATTACTTTGTCACTATAAGAACTGCCAGATATTATTTTATTTCTACTAGCAACATTAATATCTTCGTGACCAAGCATTATTCTGTATATACGTTTTATTAATTGTTTACCCTTAAATGAAACTTTGTATATATTATATTTTTGAGTTGTTCTATTTCTATTACGCCAAACAACTATCCAATTATTTTGTATTAGTTTGTTCCAGCGCCTATTATTCCAACTGTAAGTATAAGTTCCAGTTTTAAAATCTTTTATTGTAAAAAGATCTATACAGTCTAAGTATATTAACAACTCTAAATCACTATCAGTTAAATCATTGTTTTTACACGCCCATTTACGTATTATTCGATAGTGCTTCATTAAGTTTAAATTCTTAATATCATCAGCGCTTATTTTCATAACACAATAACTACATCTTGAGCTTTTATAACATGATAAGTATTTTTATTTACCTCTATTTTATGACCAGCGTGTCTGTCAAAAAATATTGTATCATCTTTTTTAATACCATTCACCTCTGTTCCAACTGATACAACATTAGCTTCAATATACCTAATATCTTCTTTTTGATTTTCTGCAAGAAGTAAACCACCTTTTGTTTTGGTGGTTCCTTCTTTTACTTTTTTTATTACTAAATTTCTACCTATTGCTTTCATTAACTCTAATATTATTAATTACACAATCGGTTGATAAAATAGTAGTTGCTACTGAAGCTGCGTTTTGAAGAGCGCTTTTTGTGACTAACAATGGATCAATAATTCCACTATCAATCATGTGTACCATATTTCCTGTAACTACATTAATACCATGACCATCTTCACCAGCTATTCTATATTCACTATAACCAGCGTTGTCAAGTATTGTTTTATATGGGGATAATATAGCTTTACCTAATACTAATTCTCCTTCATTTTTTTCTTCTAACTTTAAAGCAGCGTTAAGCAACGCAACACCACCACCTGGAACAATTCCTTCTTTTATAGCAGCTTTAGTAGCACATATAGCGTCTTCGACTCTATCTTGTTTTTCTTTTAATTCAATATCTGAGTTAGCGCCTATTTTTACTATAGCAATTTTAGCAGCTAACATAGCTAGTCTTTTTTCTAACCTTATAGTTTTATCTGCTGTATTTTTTTGTAATAAATCTTTCTTTAATTTTTCAATAGTATTTTTAACTTCTTCAGATTGATCTTCTATTTGTATAATAGTTTCATCATGAGTTGTTATACTTTTTAAGCAAGAACCTAAGTGTTCTACTTTAACTAAATCTAAATCATCACCCAAATCTTCATTTATAATAGTAGCGCCTGTTAGCAATGATAAATCATCAAGCATTTGCTTTCTATTAACACCATAAGTAGGAGCGTCAATAACATTTATTTTAATGTTACCTTTTACTTTATTCATAGCTAGAGCCGATAAAACACCTTGTTCTAAATCGCCAATAATAAGCAAAGGTTTATTGTTTTTTATTACGTACTCTAGCACTGTCTGAATTTGTCTTATTGTATCAACTGGTGATTCAATTAACAGTACTAATGGATTTTCTAATTCAGCAGCCTTATTTTCTTTATTTGTTATAAAATGAGAATTTTTAAGACCTTTATCGTATTGAGCTCCTTCTATAAATTTTATTTCTGTTTTACCTATTTTAGAAGGCTCCATCATTACTACACCTGTTAGATCTACAGATCTAAACGCATCAGCAATTAACTTACCAAGTTCTGGATCATTATTTGTTGATATTGTAGCAATGTTGTCAATCATATCTCCTTTTACAGGTACAGATATTGATTCTAAATATTTTACAACTTTTTCAACAGCAGAGTTTATACCTTCTTTTAATTCACGTGTATTAGTTTTATTAGAAACTTTATAAGCATGTTCTAATATAGAGTGCGCTAATACTGTTGCGGTAGTTGTACCGTCTCCAGCTTGTTGAACTGTTTTACGAGCTGCTTCTTTTAATAAAGTAGCGCCCATGTTTTCTACAGGGTCTAACAAAATTATTGAATCAGCTACAGTTACACCATCTTTTGTAATAATAGGATTACCGCCCGCGTCTTCAAGTAAGACACACTTACCGCTAGCTCCTAATGTGGAGCTAACAGCTTGTGTAAGTTTTGTTATACCTTTAAATACTTTTTCTCTGGCATCACTACCAAAGTTAAGATTTTTAACTATCATTTGATTTAATTTAATTTAATTATTATTTAAAGGTTTTCACGACTTTTGGTCCTTTTAAAAAATCTATTTTTTTAGCATAATGCTCTACTGATCCATCAATAGCTGCTTCAGCTCCTTCAATAGTTTCGGTTATCCTCCAGTTCTTTTTTTCTGCAAGATGTTTCCAAAGGTTAATGGTTTCTTCTGAAATTTGTGGTTGACTATTCCACGTTCTAGTCTGATAATAAAACGTCATAATTTTTGGTTTTAAGTTTATATTTGGTTTATTGCTCTACCCGAGCAGGGTATATGTTTATAGTTACTGGTTTTATATATATTTTACTTTATTTGGCTTATTAAACCATTAGATACGGTTACTGTTACAGAGCTCTTACCACTAGTAGCTGTAAAACTACCACTAGCGCCACTCACAGATGCGTCGCTACCATCTTTACCATCTTTACCATCAGATCCATCAGCACCGGCTGGACCTTGTGGACCAGTTGCTCCTTGTGGACCAGTTGCTCCTGTAGCTCCAGTATCACCTTTATCACCTTTATCACCTTTTGCTCCATCACTACCGTCGCTACCATTTGTACCGTTTGAACCTGCTGGACCCTGGGCGCCTGTATCTCCTTTATCGCCTTTTGGCCCTTGAGCACCAGTGTTACCTGTGTCACCTTTAGGTCCTTGAGGACCTGTGCTACCAGTATCACCTTTATCACCTTTAGCTCCTTGTGAAGCTGCAGACGAAGAATCTTTACCAAAAGCATCTTTTATAAATGCATGTAAATCTTCCACATCTTGTCTAATGTCTTCTAATTCTTTTAATAAAAATCTATTATATTGATACAGTCCATCATCATTATATACTTGACTAATATCTGTTAGTCCTGCTAAATCGTCAGATATTTCTTTAGATACAGTGTATTCACCATCTGAACCTTTAGCTGCTTTTTGCCCTGAACTACCTTGTTTAAATAGTTTTTTACCTCTTATGTTATCGTTTATATTTGCCATTATAAGTTATAATCGTCTAATTCTATTATTATTGTAGCAGATGTACCTGCCCATCTCATAGCTGAATTACTTTTACTAAATTGAAAACCAAGTCTATCGCCTTTATTAAAATCAACATCTGGTAAATACTCTATATAACTACCATCATTATTTCCATTACTAGCGCTTAATTCACTTGATGTAGCTGCTGTACTACCGTTTTTAACAACTCTTAACTGAGTAGTGTAACTATTTAAAGATACAGCAGTACCAGTTGTATGCATCATCATTATACTCACAACTCTACCAGAATTAGGACATGCAAAATTTCTATAATATTGATTGGATGTTCCTTCATTTATAGATCCTGCAATAGGTATATAATAATAAGCGGTGCTTGAATTACTGTCTTCAAAACCAGATACTAACGTATGAGATAATAAAGCTGTATCACCATCATTTTGAATCGTTGCACGAATATTTCCATTTGTTGCAAACTTTAAACCAAAATATCCAGATAAAACAATACCACCATTTGTAGAATTACCTGCGTTACTTATACCGTAATGAGCTACTGTTTCACTGTTATGTGTAAAGTTTGAGCCAGAAGCATTAAATCCTATTCTTTTACTACCAGCATTAGTAATTGTTTCAACAACATCACCATCAGTACCAGCTCCATCACTAGTTGTTTCCCATCTTTGACTGTTATTGTAATATAATCTTACAGCATTATCATCATTAAAATCAGCCATTGTTTCACCGGTGTACTTTTCAATTTTTAAGAAATTACTTCTGATTCTTAAATCACCAGTACCTTTATCATCAATATAACTATCCGTTCCATTGTTATATATTTCTAGCTCACCATCATCACCAAAAATAGCTTTTGAGTTGTCATCAAATGTTGCGTTACCTGTAAATCTACACGAATTGCCAAACCTTGAACTAGCGCCTGACACTTCTATACCACCTGTTATAGTTGCTCCTGTACTTGTAGTTTCAAATTTCTTTGAACCATCATAATAAAGATTGACAGCACCATTTTCTACAGCAGTAATCATAAATTCAGTTATTCCTGCATTATATACCTGTAAATGATTTGATGATATAACAAGTAAACCTGTGCCTGTATCTGATATAAAACTATTACTGGCGTTATGATATATTTGTAAATCATTAGAGTTACCTAATCTTACTCTTGAATTATCTGTCCACGAACTGTTAGCTTCAAAATCAGTTGTTTGTTGGAATGTTGTTGCGCCTGCAACAGTAATATCACCACCTGCTTGTATTGTTAGTGTGCTAGGAATATTAAAATCTCCTACATCAACAAGATTATTATTGTCCATATCAATAGCACCACTCATAGTGCCACCAGCAAGTGGTAGGTAGTTGCTTAAAGATGACGAACTAGCCGCGCCAATATCTGATAAGACTTGAGCACCGGTTCTATATCTTATTTCACCAAGATCAGAAACTAAAAACTTATCAGTATCATTAGTCGCGTTGACTATGCTTTGTATTTTAGCTTTACCTTTAATGTCAAGATCGTAATTAATATCAACAGGAGTTCCTGCATAGAAACCACCTTCAACTCGGCAGTGACCACCAGTTCCTCCACTGTTTAATACTAAATCACCATCACTTGTTATAGTTGTTTCAAAATGTGGCATTTAATTTAATTTATTTGTTTTTTGTTGTTTATCCAACATATGTTAATAGTACTTCGTAATCACTATCTGAAGGTGTTCCTAAGAACGCTACATCTAATTCACCAGATGATCTAGTTATATCAGCGAATACTGTTGTTCCAGCAGCTGTAACAACTTCACATTTTACGTCTATAGCAGCTGTTCCAGCTCCAAATACACTTGAGTTATCTACATCAACTGTAAATGTTCTAATTCCACCTGCATCAGCTTTTGATACATATGCTAAAGCTGAGTTTAAAACTATACGTTTACCAAGAGCACCTGTATCAGTTGGAGTAGCCCAAGAACCATCACCTCTTAAGAATGTAGTAGCAGAACCGCCAGAAGGTACGTGACCTACATTAGAACCTCCATCGTAAGCCATTGACTTAACCAAGACATCACCTGTTGTTGGATTTACAACTATTGGAGTTCCTGAAGAAGTACCTGGTGTTGTTTCATCAACACTAGTTACATCTTGAGTATTTGTATCTGTCCACGGAACATTAACCACTAATTGATTAGAAGAGTTAAATTGTACTCCGTATGTTCTACTAGCAGTAGTTGTTATTGCGTTTGCAGCTGTTGTTTGAGTTGCGTCATCTTCTAATTTTACTAATCCTAAAGTACTAGCAGTCGCAGCAGAATATGTAGTGTTATTATCAGTCCAAGGTACGTTAACAACTAATTGATTACTTGAATTCTTTTGAATACCATAAGTACGACCCGCAGTTGCACTAACGGTGTTTGCAGCTACAGATTGTGTAGTGTTATCTTCTAACTTACCTAAACCTAATGTACTTGCTGTCATCATACTGTAAGTAGTGTTTGTTGGAGTAACCCAAGTACCGTCACCACGTAAGAACGTAGTTGAAGAACCACCAGTTGGAACAATACCTATTGATGTAGTACCACCGTAAGTTTTAGACTGCACCCATCCATTTGC